CGTACATTAAACATATTATAATATAAGTGTACTAAAAAGTACATAATATTTGAAAAAGAAAATAAAGAGAGGTAACAAAATGATGAACAGAAAGAGCATGAAACAAGTAACGAGAGAAAAGGCACAAGAGTTGTACGAGAGCGGCGCGTCTGTATATGTAACAAATGATATGCGTAGTAACTGGAAAATGCCTGCCTCTTATGAGTATTCTTCGCACGCGCCAGCGAAAGAGCTTTTCAACAGGTCAGAACCTAAATTTGAAGGTGAGAACAGATACTTTATCGCAGAGTGACGTGCCGACAGGCGCGGTAATGCACATTTTTATAAAAAAATTACTTGACAACGTACATTAAACATATTATAATATAAGTGTACTAAAAAGTACATAATATTTGAAAGGTGAGTGGAAATGTATGAAGTACGTAACAAGAACGATTGAGACACACAAAGCAAAAGTTAAAATTATTGATAATGATGGTAAAGTATCGGAAAGGGAATTTAGTGTAGTTGGTGGTGATTTACTTAAGGAAATTAAAAAGGAATATCCAAAATCAAGAATTGTTTTTCGTGAAGTGTCACGTGAACAAAATAAATATCGTATGTCCTATGAAGATTTTCTAAAACATGCTGAATTAGTTAAATAAATGAAAAGAGGTATATAATAATGAATGAAATTGTTGTAGCGAATGCAATGGAAACAATGGAAAATGGTGCAATGTGGACATCTTTTAAAGTGGAGACAATGGAAGAAAAGAAAAAATTTTATAATGCCATTTCTCAAAAAGGAATTTCCTTAAGTGAACATGTAAATGAAACCTTTAATTTAAAAGATGTTTATATTGAAGTAGTTGACATGGTAAATAAAAAAAGTGGAGAAGTAAAAGCGACACCAAGAATTGTATTATGGGACGATAAAGGAAATACTTATAATACCGCTTCTTTTGGTATTTATAATTCTTTAAAAAGAATTTTTCAAATTTTTGATGTTCCCTCTACATGGGAAACACCTTTAAAAGTAAAAATAAAACAAATTAAAAAAGATGAAAATAGTATTTTGAATTTAGAAATTGTATAATTAATAAAAAACAGACACTTAAATATTTAAGTGTCTGTTTTACTAGAAAGGATGATTTTATGAAAACTAGACGTGGTGTTTATTATGACCTTTCGGAGACAGAATATATTAAAAATGTGTTTTATTTTAGCTTTTGTTTTTCTTCTAAATTTTTAATGAAAAAGTTTGATGACGATTATTATAGTATTACAAAACAACTTGAATATAAATTTGTAAAAAAATATGAAATTCCTTTTGATTTAAAAATGTATATGGCTTTTGTATTATATAAAAATATAGAAAGGAGAGGTTATAGAATTATTAATAATAGAACAGGAGATGTTTATACATGCCCAGATTCTATAAAATTCGTTGGAGAGATAAAGACAAAATAGAATTAAATAAAGCGATAAAAAATTTTAATTCTAAATTAAATAGACTTTATAAAAAGGGATTAGACATTAATTTACCTGATAAAATTAAATTAAAAGAAATAAAAGAAAGGATATATAGCAGAAAAGATTTTACAATAGAATTAAATAGGTTAAAAAACTTTACAAAAAAAGGTGCAGAATTACCCGCTAACATAGGGAATGAAAAAATAACCAAATGGGAATATAACGAAGTTAAAAAAGCGATAAGACGAGATAATATAAGGAAAAAGAAAGAAGAAGAAGAAAAAAGAAGCGAAGTATATGAAAATGGAAATATAATTGGTAGAAGAATTGGTATTGAATTATTAGAATATAAACCAAGGTCAACAGATATTAGAAACAAAAGCTATCAGGAATTTAAAAAATTGCAACAACTATTTTTTAATAGGAATGATAAATATAGTTATGAAAGGAAAAAAGGATATTTAGAGAACTATATAAAATCATTAAATGATTATAAATTTATGAAAGAATATAATGAAGTGATAAAAAAACTGGAAGAGATGAACCTTGATAATTTTATTAAATTAATAGACAATGGTACATTACCAGAAATTAATGAATATTATTACATAGAAAATATGTATCATACATGGAATCAACTTTTATCTGCCTTGGGAATTGATTCTAATTACGATTATGACGAGTTATACTTGTGATTTTGAAACTGTAAATGATGTAAATGATTGTAGGGTTTGGGCTTATTCTATGTGTAATATAGATACAGAAGAAATAGAATACGGTATTAATATTGAATCATTTTTTAATAATATAAAAAATAGAAATCTTAAACTTTATTTTCATAATTTAAAATTTGATGGCGAATTTATATTATACTATTTATTTAGGAATGGATATAAATATAATGAAAAATGCTATGAAAAATCATTTAAAACTGTAATTGCTGATACTGGACAATGGTATATGATGAAAATACACAATGGTTATGATCAAAAAGGAAAGCCTTGCTATTTAACAATAATAGATAGTTTAAAAATATTACCATTTTCAGTTGATAAGATAGGAAAAGATTTTAATTTAGGGGTTGAGAAATTAGAAATAGATTATAACAAAGAAAGGCCAATAGGATATCAATTAACATTAGATGAAATAGCATATATAAAAAATGATGTATTAATAGTTGCGAAAGCTTTAAAAATTTTATTTAATATGAAATTAAATAAAACAACACAGGGTTCTAATGCTCTTTATGATTATAAACAAAGTATTGGTGGGGAAAAGAATTTTAGAAAATGGTTTCCCCTTTTATCATATGAAAATGATAAAATAATAAGGAAAGCATATAGAGGTGGATTTACATATTTAAATCCAAAATATAAAGATAAAATTGTTAATGGTGGTAAAGTGTACGATGTAAACTCACTTTATCCATATATAATGTATACAAGATTATTACCATACGGAGAACCATTAGAATTTAGTGGAAAATATAAAAATAATAAAAATTATCCTCTTTATATACAAATAATACGTTGTCAATTTGAGATAAAGGAAAATAAAATTCCAACAATACAATTAAAACATACTGGAATATTTAACGATACAGAATATTTAACAAGCTCAGGAAATGAAGATGTAATTCTTTATTTAACAAATGTTGATTATGAATTATTTATAGAACAATATAATATATACAATATAGAGTATTTAGGTGGTTTTTGTTTTAAAGCTAGAAAAGGGATGTTTAAAAAATATATAGATAAATGGGTAAAAGTAAAAATAGAAAGCAAGCAAACAGGGAACAAAAGTTTATATACGTTAGCTAAATTAATGTTAAATGCCTTATATGGTAAATTTGGATTAAATCCTGATGTAAAATCTAAAATACCGTTTTTTGATGGTGAATTAGTACATTATAAAATAAGTGATAGTGAAGTAAGAGAAGGAATTTATATTCCTATGGCAATTTTTATAACATCTTATGCAAGAGAAAAAACAATCAGAAGCGCACAAAGTCTCTACAAAAGATTTATATATGCAGATACAGACAGTTTACACATTGAATGCGATAAGAATTTTATTCCTGATTTAGATATAGATAGTGTTAAATTAGGGTATTGGGATAATGAATTAATATTTGAAAAGGGAAAATATAATAGACAAAAAAGATATATTGAATATGGATATGAACCGAAAGACCCCGATAAAAAATTTTTAAAAGTAACTTGTGCAGGTATGCCAAGTACATGCCATAGTTATGTAAATTTTGATAATTTTAAAAATGGAACAGAAATTCCCGGAAAGCTTCAAAATAAAAGAGTAAAAGGCGGGGTTGTTTTAATAAGTATACCTTTCACAATAAAATAATTGACATTATTATATTAATATTATATAATAAAGGAGCCAATAATACAATAGTGTTTAAGGTGCCAACAAATTAAATTTTGCTTAGATACTAACTCTTGGCAAGAGGTTGTATTATGGTAGCGGGGGTATAATATTATACCCCCGCTTAAATTTTATAGGAGGAAAATTATGTTTTATAACGGCGATAAGATAATAGAAAAAGGAAAACTAATTAATTTTATATTAGGTGCTAGAGGATGGGGAAAAACATATTATTTTAAAAAACGATCAATAGAAGATTGTATAAAATCAGGTGAACAATTTATATATTTAAGACGGTTTAAAGAAGAAGTAACGATAACAAAGGATAAATTATTTGGAGATATATTAATACAATTTCCAGAATATGAAATAAAACTTGAAAAAGATACATATTTTATAAATAAAAAAGGTGAAAAGCACTCTAAAATATTGGGGTATATTATTCCATTATCTACATCCAGCAAATATAAAAGTGTTCCATTCCCAGATGTTACTAAGATTATTTTTGATGAATTTATTATAGATAAGGGTGTCTTACATTACTTGCCAAACGAAGTTCAATTATTTTTAGAATTTTGTTCTACTGTAATAAGAAACAGAAATAATGTACAAGTATTTTTATTAGGTAACGCAATTAGTTTATATAATCCATATACGTTATATTTTAAAATAAAATTACAACAGGGACAAAAGCTATATCAAAATGGAGAAATTCTTTTAGAAATGAATCATAATAACGAATATGAAAAAAATATGAAATCAACTCGTTTTGGAAAGTTAATAAATGGAAGTAAATATGGCGAATATGCGATAGAGAATAAATTTTTAAAAGATGATAGAACATTTATAGAAAAGAAATATTCAGATAGCAAAGATTTATGCACTTATATTTTTAATAATAAAGAATTTAGTGTATGGTATAGTATAAAACACAATATGATACATATTTCTAAAGATAAATCAAATAAACAAATCCGCTATACTTTTACAACAGATGAACACAATCCAACAACCTATTTAATTCGTAGTTTTAGTAAAGATAGGATATGGAGACAAATTAAAGAAATGTATCAAGAGGGAAATGTAAGATTTGAAAATGGAGAATGCAAAAATAGCTTTATGGAAGCTATGGCGATGGTAAACGGAATTAAATAAGATATTGACAAGATGAAAAAAAGTGTTATAATAATAGTGGGGTATAATATGTTTTACACATTTACATTTTTTGAGACCAGTTTAGAAGAAAGAGAAAATTTAATTGAAATAGCAGATGGCAATAATATTAATTATTCATATAATGAAACTTCTAATATATTAATCATATATGATGTTCCTATTAATATCAGAAATGAATTTATTAATTATGCTAATTTAAACAATATTGAATATAAACAGGAAATAAAAGAACAAAAAGGAAACGGGGATATTAATAATACTGTTTTAAAGATAATAGAAAATCAAGTAAATTTTGACTATCGTTTACTTTCTGTTTTATTTAATATTCGCTCTTTTGGTGGTGGTGGAACTGTGGGCGGTAATACAGGGAACTATTATTATACAATATATGGTGCTTTAACGGTTGTTCAAGTACAGGAGTTTGCAAGGTTAGCACAGGAATTAGGAGTACCTATTACAATCAGCGGAGAGGGTGAGAGACAATATTTAACTGCTGGCCCTCTAACTTCTGAACAAAAGACACTTTTTCAAAAATTAGGCGTTAAATTAAATGTAGGTTCTAATACAAATCCCGGTGGAGAGATACCACCAGTTATTAAACCCGGCGAGGACGTGCATTATACTCGTCAACAATTTATTAGTATCATTGCAGATTATTGTGTTTACAAAATGCACGAAACAGGTATATTAGCTTCACTTGCAATAGCACAATGCACGGTTGAATCAGGAAACGGTAATAGTGGATTAACGGCGGTTTCTAATAACTTATTTGGATATAAAGGAAAATACAATGGTGATTCTGTTTTATATCCTACAAAAGAATGGGTTAATGGCCAATATATTGATGTAATGGGAGAGTTTAGAAAATATCCAAATTGGAATGCTTCTATTGATGATTATTTTTCTCTTTTGTCCGGTGCTTCCAGATATCAAAATTTAATAGGTGAAAGAGATTATAAAACAGCCTGTTATAAGGTTCAACAAGACGGATATGCAACAAGCCCAACTTATGCAACCACGCTAATTAGTGTAATTGAAGCAAATAACCTACAAAAATATGATGATATGTGAGTGATTTTATGAAAAACTTTTTAGACAAGTTAACTTTTGTAGTTGGTGTTTTGGGTTCAATTCTTTCATATTTCATCGGTGATATGACACCTGCTCTATATGCGCTTTTAATGTTTATGTGCATAGATTTTTTAACAGGTATTATTAACGCTATTGTATTTCATAAAAGCAATAAAACAAACAGTGGTACATATGATTCTAAAATAGGGTTTAAAGGTTTAATTAGAAAATGTGGTATCATTTTAATGGTTATTATTGCATTTCAGCTTGATAAAATTTTGGGATTTAATTATGTAAAAGATGGTGTAACTTTTGCTTTTTTATTTAATGAGTTAGTTTCTATTATTGAAAATTTGGGGCTAATGGGTGTTAAAATTCCTGATATTATTAAAAATGTTCTTAATGTATTAAAGCAAAAAGGGGATGTACCAAATGCAAAAAATAGTGATTCCAATTGAAAACCCACTCATTACAGCGGCATATAAAGTAAACGCATATACAAATAGGTTTGGTTATATTCACTATGGAATTGATATTGCAGATTATAAATTAAATAAAAATATCTATTCTCCGGGTGATGGTATTATTTATGATTGTGGGATGGATGGAAAATCTTACAAAGATAAAAGAGGAAATTGTATTGTTATGATATTAAAAGATGTTCAATTTCCAACCGGTGAAATAAAAAACTTGTCTGCAAGGTTATTTCATTTAGATAATATTTTAGTGTCAAAAGGTCAACATGTAAAACAAGGTGACATCATAGGTGTTTATGGAAACAGTGGAGCTAATACAACAGGAGCACATTTACATATTGAATTTGATACCGATATTAATTATCCTGCATATGCTGTTGGTATTAAAAATTCGGGAAATATTATTAAAAAAGGTAGTGTAGATTCAACTTTAGACCCAAGTTCAATATGGTTTAAAAAAGAAAATCAAATTATAAAAACAAATGAAAAAATTGGAACATGGGTGCTTGAAAATGATATTAATATTCCTGTTTTACCAAATATTAACTATAAAGAAAAATATGAAAGCGTAATGAAAGAAAAAGAAATTTTAAAAAACAATGTTCAAAATTTATATAACATGGTGGAATCCATGGGAAAGGATGATAGCAAATGACTAGAGAGGAAAGGGAAGCTTTGCTAATTCAAATTGCAAATACCGGTAATGATTCAGAAGCTAGAGAAATGATTGATAGAATTCATAATGATTTTTTAGAGTATGAAAATCGTTTTAATGATTATGAAACAAGAGAATCTGAATTTATTAATACAATTGAAGAAATGGACGGTAAATATAAAAATCTGAAAAAACAGTATATTGATAGATTTTTTGGAAAAAGAAAAGAAGAAATTGTAGAAGAAAATGAAGAAGATTTAAAAGAAGAAAGCAAGCCTAAATCTTATGATGATTTGTTTGAAGAAAGAGAGGGTTAAATAATGGCAGGGATTTTAAAAGCTTCTAGTGTAGATGTATTAAATACAATTCGTGCAAATGCTTCAACTACATATCAAGAAAGAATTCCAGAAGCTACTAGAAATAATATTTCTAAGGTTGGTTCAGCGATTTTAAATTATGAACCTGCCAGAAACGAATTTCTAAATGCTTTGATGAATCGCATCGGATATGTTATTGTCACTAGTAAATTGGCAAAGAATCCTTTAAGAATGTTTAAAAAAGGTATGCTAGATTTTGGTGACACTGTTGAGGAAATTTTTGTAGATATTGCAAAAGCACAACACTATGATCCAAAACTAGCTGAAACAGAAGTTTTTAAAAGGGTAAAACCTAATGTTAGTGCATTGTTCCATAAGCTGAACAGACAGGATTTTTATAAAGTAACAATTTCTAATGACCAATTGCAAACAGCGTTTTTGTCCAATAATGGAATCACAGATTTGATTGCAAGAATTACGGACAGTCTTTATTCTGGTGATAATTACGATGAATTTTTACTCACAAAAGAACTAATTAAGCAGACAGGTGAAAACGGTCAATTTTCAGTACAACCTGTTTCTGCAATTACCGATGAAGCAAGTGCAAAATCTTTTGTTACTTCTGTAAAGTCTGCTTCTGATATGATGGAATTTATGTCTACTGAATTTAATGCTGCTAATGTTCTTACATCTTCTTCTAAAGATGAACAGTATTTGTTGATTACACCAAAATATAATAGTATGATTGATGTAGAAGTTTTGGCTTCTGCTTTTAACATGGATAAAGCCGAATTTATGGGACACAGAGTTTTAGTAGATAACTTTAACGGTTTGGAAGATGATGGTGTAGTTGCTGTTTTGGTAGATAAAAATTATTTCATGATTTGGGATGTTTTGCAGAAATTTACAGAACAGTATAATGCACAGGGGCTTTACTGGAATTACTTTTTCCATCATTGGCAAATTCTTTCTACTTCCCTTTTTGGAAATGCTGTTGCTTTTACTACCACAACCCCAACTGTTACTGCATTAACTGTTGAACCTGCAACCGTTGCAAAATATGTTCCCGGACAATCCTATCAATTTTATGCAAAAGCAACCGGAACAGGTCTTACCCCTGCAACTTCTACATGGGCAATTAGTGGAAATACTTCTGATGATACCTTTATTTCTCCACAGGGTTTGCTTTATGTTGCAAAAGATGAAGCCGGGGACACTATTACTGTAACCGCTACAAATAATTTTAACAGTGAAGTTAGTGGGACTGCAACCGTAACTAAGGCTTAATCACATTACGAAACAGGGTTTTAAACCCTGTCATCATAGAATTTTCCGGCTATGGTCTGATGATGTTAGGAGTGATTATAAATGGATTTTGCGCCGTCTACAATGATTCAGATATTCAGTGATATTAGATGTGATATAAATCATAATGACGTATATTTATTTAAAACGAGAAAAGAAGAAGAGGAATTTTTTCAAAATCATGTTCAATTTAGCTTAACAGATTTTTCATATCAAAGATTAAATAAACGAATTAGACTAGAAATAAATGCAGAAAGATTATATAAGTGTAATTATTTAAGATTTCAAAATGAAAATTTTTCTAATAAATGGTTTTATGCTTTTATTACAGATATAGAATTTGCAGGAAATAACGTTTCTTTTATTTATTTTACAATCGACCATTATATGACATGGAAAAATGATGTAACTTTCTATGAAAGTTTTGTTGAAAGAGAACATGTTGAAGATGATACACCGGGAAAACACCTTTACCCAGAGGGATTAGAAACAGGAAAATTTAAAGTAAATTATCACGAATTTACCGGTTATTTAGATAATATGGCTATATTAGTGGGTTATAGTTATAAATCAGAACAAACGCAAATTAATGTAAATGGTGCAATAGGAGCAGAAAATATTAGTTATGTTATACCGTCTATTATTAAAAAATATGCAGGTGGTACTTTACTTTCCGGAACTTATAGCGGATCACAATATATTGCGTGGGATATTGCAGACTATGCACAAGTAAATAGTTTTTTAACAGATTTAATGAAAGATGGGCAAATTGATATGATTACTTCTATTTCAATGTGCCCACAAGAGTTTATTAATGGTTTTACTTCCGGTAGTGAAATTGTTCAAAATTCAAATAGTTCACGTACTATCTCATTTCCGATTTCTTCTGGAAACAAATGGGAAACGTTTGGAAATTTAGATGGCTATATTCCTAGAAATAAAAAACTGTTAACAGGTGAATTTAATTTTTGTGCTGTTAATAATATGAATGGCACTGAAACAGAACTTTATTTTGAAAAATGGAATTCCCCAATATGTTTCTTTCACTTAAAAGGCTATGTTGGTTCCAATCCCTCATGTCGATTAGTTCCAACAGATTATAACATTAATAGAGTATTAGGAGAGCCTACACAAGATAACTATGATTATAGTATCCCTATGAGCGGATGGCCTTTATGTAGTTTTTCATATAGTGCTTATGCAAATGAACTTGGAGCAAATAGAATGAGCCTTGCACAAAGCACTGTAAACGAGGGAATTTCTTCCGTATGGGATATTTTCGGAAGTTTATTGACAGGGAATGTAAAAGGTGCATTAGATTCTGTATTAGGAGTTGGTGAAAAAGTTACAAATTCACTGGCAAAAATGGGAGATAGTGCAAGAATTCCTAATACTGTAAAGGGCAATCAAAATTTAAGTAATTTAAATATAGCTGAAAAAGTACAAGACTTTCTTTTAATGCAAAAATGTGTAACTAGTGAATATGCTGAAAGAATAGATAGGTATTTTGATATGTATGGTTATCGTGTTAATGTTAGAAAAAGCTTGAATTTTTATAGCCGTCCCTATTGGAATTATATTAAAACGCTTGACGCTAAAATTTATGGTGATGTGCCAAACGAAGCCTTGCAAGAAATGAAAAATATGTTGAATCATGGCTGCACATTTTGGCATACAGAAGAACTTGGGAATTATAATAAAAATAATGGGGTGGTTTAATGTCTAAATCAAGAAATAAGGCAATGTTTAAAAATTCGCCGATTTATTTATATTATTTAAATAAATTAAAAGAGTATGCCTTGTCTTGTTTTAAGTGGGAAAATTTGCCTGATACAATAGATGAAAGATTTTTAGAGCTATGTTTATTGGAAAGAGGATATGCAATTTTCTTTTATGATGATATTTTAGGTTATTTAACTTTAGGTGGTGCTATTGGTGGGGAACAAAGTGTTTATCGTGTTCCAATGGATAGAACAGCCATTGCCCCTAACGGATATCAAAATAATTTAACCGATAAAAATAGCGTTATTATCTATAATAACTATTTGAGAACGCCTACATTTATTACATGTGAAATGTATGCAGAACAGCTATATGAGTTAGATAGAACAATTTTGACAAATATAAAATCACAAAAAACCCCTATTATTTTAAAATCTTCTCAAAATGAAAAATTAACAATGGAAAATATATATTTAGACTATGATTCTAATGTTCCTGTTATTAAAGTTTCAAACGATTTAGATATGAATAATTTATCTGCATTAACTACAAATGCACCTTTCATTTCTGATAAATTAATGGATATTAAATATAATATCTGGAATGAAGCGCTAATAGCTCTAGGAATAGATGGAAATATCAGCCAGAAAAAAGAACGTGAAAATATAGTAGAAAGTTATGTTCCTACAAAACAAAGTAAACTTTCCAGACTTTCTTATTTAAACGCAAGAAAACAAGCTTGCAAGGAAATTAATAATATGTTTCATTTAGATATTAATGTAGATTATAACGCAAATGATGAAATTATTAATGATATAGAGGGTGGGGAAATTGGCGGTTTATACAACAGAGTTAAGAACAATTTTAGAGAATGGTAATTCATTATCTTTAAATAATTATCCTATTTTTGATGAAAATTATAGAAATGTATTAAATACAAATATAATTGATTATTATTATTTTAGAGAAATTGGGTTTGAAACTGTTGCACAATTTAACCATTATCTAAATAATAAAATGAATATTATTATGCCATATTACAATAAAATATATATCGCAACTTTAAAAGAAATTAACCCGTTGAACAATTACAATTTAACAGAAAAATATGAAAAAATAAATGAAGCTTCTGGAAATAATACAACAAATGATTCATCTAATAGCGATAGCTTAAATGCTTTTTCTGATACACCGCAAGGAAATGTATCTAATAATGAAATAACAGAATTGAATTATCTAAGTGAAGCCACACAAAATAAGGCTAATTATAAAAACACATCTGTTTCAAATATGAAAAATAATGCAACAGAGAATTATATAAAAAATACAAGTGGAACACAAGGAATTCCAGAAAGTGAAATGATACGAAAATACATTGATTCTTTATTGAATGTCGATAAAATGATTATTGATGAATTGTCAGATTTATTTATGAAAGTGTGGTGATTTTATGTGGATAAATGGACAATGGATTTGTAATCCTATTATACCAACGGTTTTTGATGAAAGTCTATCATATTATGAAACGATTTGTAAACTAAATCAAATTGTAAAAGACTTAAATAAAAGATTAGATAATTTTCAATCTGATTATGAAAATTATACTGATACAGAAGTTTCTAAGTTGAAAAAATATACAGAAAATTTAATTGAAAATCTAACAAATAAAGTAAATGAAGAAGTCTCTAACTTATATCTATTTATTTCAAATGAAGATAAGAAAATTTATGATGATATATTAAAAAGATATGAATATTTAATTGATTATGTTGATACAACGGATGAAATAAACAGAGTTTGGACATTAAGCGAAATAAATAAAGTAATAGAACTAGTAAATGAAATAAATGAAGATGGATTTTTAGTTTATAATCCTTTCAGAGGTTATAAAACAAAAATGCAAACAGTTATTAATGACATATTTAACGCAATGCGTAAATATGCCTTGTCTGCATTAGCTTATGATAATTTAAAACTTAGTGCGGATGAATATGATAAAAAACATTTATCAGCATTAACTTATGATTTATATGGAAAAATTTACCTTATTAGAAATTTTGGTAAATGTCATATGTTTTCACCTTTTAACGGTGAATATACTTTAATTTCTAATGTTGTAAATGACCTAGCTTTACTTCATAAGAAAGCTTTAACTGCTTTAGAGTATGATAATCTTAATTATACGGCAACCATTTATGATGAAAAAAATATGAGTGCATATAATTATGACTGGTTGGCCAAATCTTAAAGGAGAGGTAAAATATGCCAAGTACTAATAAAACAAATCCTTATGAGCTTTCCCAATTTATCGGAAGTGATATTCCGTCATGGCTTTCTGATTATAATGGTGACATGTTGAAAATCAATAATGCCATTCAAGAAGCTAAAATTGCCGCTGATGATGCTATGAGTTCGGCGGGTTCCGCTTCTTCCGATGTAACAGCATTAACTAATACTGTCTCTGGGTTGTCTGAATCTCTGAATACTACAAATCAAAATGTAACAAAAAACACTAGTGATATTGCAAACATTAATTCTTCTGTTTCTAGTATTAATCAAAATGTTGATTCTGTAAATGGAAAAGTAAATGTTAATACAGAAAGTATTGGTAATCTTACTACACAAGTAACTAACAATACACAATCTATTAATACAATTACACCTGCTTTTCAAAATATGGGAAAATGGACAACTGCACCGCTTTCTTTGATTGGACCTTTTACAGGTAGTTTAAATATGTATTATAATACCTATTTAAATCTCGCTATTATTAATGGTCAAGCTATTGTGCCAGATAGTTATGAAGTTACAGCAAATGCTTTTAATCTACTCACTAAAGGTTTTCCGGTTGCACTTGGTTATGCTTATACAGGCGGTTCTTTTTATTGCTCTTATGCTGAGGGTGGTACACCTAAAACTAGTGGAACTACGGGATTTGACCTCAACGCTAATAACCTGTATATTACTCTAAAAAGTAAATTAATTCCCGGAAATTCAACAACTTCTGGACAATCTAATAGAAAACTTAATTTCTTCACTGTTATTCCGTTGTATAATGGCTTGAATTAAAAATAAGGGTGCTATATGCACCCTTATTTTACTTTAAAAGTAATTTCATTATCAGGATTTTCTTTTATTAATATTTCTTTTAAATCAGATACAAACATATTATTATCTAACGCACATTGAGTAACATTACATAGTAAATTACCATCTAAATAGGCATATACACTTTTCCTTTTATAATTCATATTTAATACCTCTTATAATATTCATCTTTTTCTTTCTTTTTCTCAATTTCATTTTCGATTCTTAACCTTAATTCAGATTTAGTGTTTGCTATAATAGTTTTATTGTTGTAAAAACTTAAATAAATTGTTTTGTAACTAATGTCATCTTTTACAGCTGATTTAAAATATCTTATAATTCGTCCTTTAACAAAAATATACATTTCCACTCACCTTTCAAATATTATGTACTTTTTAGTACACTTATATTATAATATGTTTAATGTACGTTGTCAAGTAATTTTTTTATAAAAATGTGCATTACCGCGCCTGTCGGCACGTCACTCTGCGATAAAGTATCTGTTCTCACCTTCAAATTTAGGTTCTGACCTGTTGAAAAGCTCTTTCGCTGGCGCGTGCGAAGAATACTCATAAGAGGCAGGCATTTTCCAGTTACTACGCATATCATTTGTTACATATACAGACGCGCCGCTCTCGTACAACTCTTGTGCCTTTTCTCTCGTTACTTGTTTCATGCTCTTTCTGTTCATCATTTTGTTACCTCTCTTTATTTTCTTTTTCAAATATTATGTACTTTTTAGTACACTTATATTATAATATGTTTAATGTACG